TCGGCAAGCAGAGAGTGGAGTGCTTGCAAATACTCAAGGCACTACAACCGCCAGAGACGTGCCCAACCTGCAAAGGCACTGGCATCCTATCGGTTGGCTGGATTCGCGACGCCGCGCGCGTAAACTACCAGTGCCCCAAATGCATGGCCGCGGGCGTATTGAAACGCGCGTGGTCAAATCACCCAGCGACGCGGATGTGGCGTGGGTATGAAAATGCGCTCGTTGCCTACACAGATGATATGTGTCGCGAATGGAAGCGTCGCGGATTCGACGACACAGTTCAATCAAAAGTGTGGGCACTTAATAAACCGGGCGAGTGTGATATGCCAACATGGCTAGGCAACTACAATCTCCACTCCTCTCACCGCGCGGCTCTACTCTATAAGAACCCCGCTCACTACTCTCAATTTGGTTGGACTGAAACACCTAAACAAGATTACTATTGGCCCATATGACACCTGTCAAACTAACTCCGCCACCGGGCGTAACACCGGACGACTGGAAGCGCCTGCACGCCGACGCGCGCAAGCCCGGCAACAATCCTGCGGTCGGCAACGTCACGATGGCGCGGCGTGTGTTGGATTTCGTCCAATGGTGGAACGACACACATCAGTGCAAACCCGTGAAGCTCGACTGTCGACCATTCAGCAAGCGCCCGAACAGCGTGCGACAAGAGTTCTTCAACGTCCGCACAGCGCTGCGTGACAATCCTGACTTCGCAGACGAGGTCGCGCGGCTATACCCGGATGGACTTTACAACACGCTCTACAAAATCCTCGACGGCGGCATTCAATACAACGTCGCGCGGGACGACGACTTCCTCCAGTTCAGCCCCGCGATCTCAGACAAGGTCAATCCATATATCACGAACGCCTACGTCATCGAGAGCAACAAGATGTCGCTCAAGGCGCGCTTCGAAGAATGGCTGACAGGGGATATGGCTACGCGCTTCGAGGCCGTCAACGAGAAGATCGATGACGAGATAGAGGCACAGCTGCGCACGGTCGCGAGTGCGTATGACGACCTCATTGTGTATGCAATCAGTCCGTCGACTTTGTTAGCAGCCCGGCGCGAAGGATAACTACTATGACCATCGAACAACTCCTCGATCTGCCCACTGACGAACTCGGCAAGTTGACCACAGGCCCAGAACTCGACCGCGTGCTCGCTCCCTATCTCCCATTCACACGCCCCGCGACGGCGCGCGCCACGCAGGTTATCAAAGTGAGCGGTGCGTCGGACGCCCTCGCGCGCGCTCTCGCGGGCGAATACACTGACCCTTCTGCGGAAACTAATAAACCTAAGATCAAACTTAAATGAGCTTCTCTCCACCTGTCCCCAAATCTCCGGACCATCGCATCATCTTTCTCAACGCGACGGCGTTGAAAGCGCTCAGCTGCGAAGATCGCTACTATCACCAATGCGTTAGCGGCTGGACCGACCGCGTCGAGAACCCGATCTTTAGTGTCGGCAAAGCCATTCACAAGTTCGCCGAAGAGATGGCAAAGGGCACCGACGAAATCGAGGCCATGAGCGCGGGCTGCAAGCAGCCCGGCGTGACAGACAAGGCCGCGATCGCAAAGGCGTGCGCCGGCTACCGCGCCGCGGGGCATTACCCGCCGCTCATCATCAACGGCGAGACGTTCGTTGAGCAGCGGTTCTGCGTGCCGTTCACAGAAGTGGTTAAAGATAATCTCACTTACGAAGTCTACCTCGTCGGCCGCTTCGATCACATCGCACACACGAAGCACGGCGTCGTCATCACAGACTACAAGTCAACACGCAAGTGGGACTTCGGCGACGTCACGCGGGCCTACGCCGACGACGTGCAGTTCCTGTTCTATTACTGCGTCGCTCGGCAATATGCCTACGAGATTTTCAACGGCGACATGGCCGTCGCGAACGACGCGTGGAATGGGCGCTTGTTCACGCGGATGTGCGCTATCATGTTGTCCAAGAAGCCGCAGCCACAATGGATGATGGGTCCGCTGTGGTCTCCGCCCGAGCACTTGTGGTCTGAGTTCCTGACCGACCTACGCTCGCACGTTGTGCCTAAGATCGTCAACTTGCATCACCGCCAGTATCTACCGCGTCGCGACGGCCTGTTCAAGAACCTGTGCCCGACGTGCAACTATGCGGATTTGTGTCTAAGGGAGCAGCCGGAGGCTTACGAACGCAGAACGTATAGTCCTTTGACTTGGTGATATGAAGCGAGTATCTAAAATCAATAAGCAGGTGCTTGCAGGCGCTGTTTCTATCGTTCGTCGCCGCGAGTTTATGGAATGTGGGACGTGTGCTGCAAAGCCTGGCACTCCGACACTGTGCAAAGCTTGTCTTAACAACCGTGATGCAATAACACAGGCTAAACAAGCCATCAACTTGCTATGTCCTCAAACCCGTTCCCACAAATCTACCGCTTCGTAATCGTCGACGTTCCGCCTATTCCGATCGAACTGTCTGCGCGGTTCAGTGACGCTGTCGGCAAACCCGGTCACCGGCAACAAGCCCTCCTGCACGCGCTCGATCTGAGCGTGCGTTTCAACCGCTCGCGCGTCGCTATCTATCACGGCGACGCGCGGGTTACGACCGTAGGTAAATCTCCGTTTGAGACTACTACGGTTGGCACAGTGATTGCTTCTATACTCTCTCACCGGTAAATCACTATGATACCTGTTACACCTAATAAACCTCCCGTCACGTCTGTCCAGTCTCAACCCGACCTGCCATCCAATCCATACCCGCGCACGCTGATCGCGGTCGTCGGTCCGAGCGGCACTGGTAAGTCCACCTCGCTGCGCAACCTCCCGCTTGATAAAACCGCAATCGCGGACTGCGAGCGCAAGGGTATGCCGTTCCGCACCGCGCAAGCACTGTTCTCCCCGAACCGCGTGCAGGAATTTCGGGACTGGTTCAGCAAGCAGATCAAGTCCCCGGACATTCAGATCATCGTCATCGACAGCATGACTGCGCTCGTCGATATGCTCCAGACAGAGTGCGAAGCGTCGTATAAAGGCTTCGATATCTGGAAGTATTACAACGATGGTATCGGCGACCTGTGTCGGCTGTTCAAAACGTCAGGCAAGTGCGTCGTCATCACCGCGCTCGACGAGATTGTGCAGATGCCCGACACGATGGGCAACATGACCACTCAGCGCCGCATCTATGTGCAAGGCAAAGAGTGGGCAAACAAGGGCATCGAGTCCGAGTGTCTCGCGGTCTGGTATAGCCACGGCAAGCGCTCGAAAGAGACGGGCAAGATTGAGTATCTGTTCGGCACGCAGACCGACGGCATCACGAAAGCCAAGACCCCACAGTTCTGGGGCTTGAATGACCCCGAGCCGAATGACCTACACGCGGTCTTGTTGAAGGCGGCGAAGGCAATTAACTCTTAACATCACTTTCCACTCTCTCACCTAGAGGGTGCCTCACAAAACAAACAAACACAATAATACAATGCCTGCTATCGATCGTTCCCAAATCGTCTCACGCGGTATGACCCCGAACGGCCTCTATACGGTCCAGATTCTGGAGGTTAAGAACGCGCCCGCCGCGAGCGGCACGCCGCAGACGGTGCTCGAACTCCAGATCGTCGCCCCGGCGACAGTCAAACACGGCGACACGACCTACGAGGTCGCCGGCACTAAGTGCGAGAAGCGCACGTGGTGGTCTGAGAAGGCTGCCGCGAAGTCCATCGAGATGTGCGCGGATATCGGATTGCCAAACGCGAACACCGCCGAGACCACCGAAGAACTCCAGACCGCACTCGAAGGTCTCAAGGGTATGTTCATCAACGCCCTCGTCGAGGGCCGCGAGCGCATCAAGCGCACGACCCCGCTGCCGGGTCAGAAGCCGTGGGACGCTGAGCCCGTGCGTGACGAGAACGGCAACGTCGTGACCGACGGCTGGGAGATCACTAACGTGAGCTTCCGCCGGGGCACGCTCCGCGACATGGACGGCAACTATCCGTTCAGCAACTAATATGTCACAACTCCCCTACACACCCATCGGCACGAACGTGCTGCTGCGTGCACCAAACCCCGCGAGTGTCGGCGGCATCATTGTCCCTGACACTGTCAAGGCACCCGAGCGGCGACCAGTCTTTGAACTCTGCGCAGTCGGCCTGGACTGCGAAATCGTCGGCGCCGGGCTCGTCGACTCCACTGTCTATGTCAAGCACGGCGGATCGCTGTGGCCGTTCATGCCCGAGGACGCGAAGCGCGACGAATATCTCTACTACTGCGCCGACGAGAGTGACATCGCGGCGGTGGTGAATTGAGTGTAATCTAAACACGCCGGATGAACAGAGTTCATCCGGTCTTTTAGTTTATATCAAATGAAATACACCCTTACTGGCCAACTCCCTCGACACATTTACTGCTGGGTAGACACCCGCCACACGCACAAAGCCGGCGATGGATTCGCCCGCGCCGTTTGGTTTGGCATAGTCTCCTATCCCGGCCGCATGTGGGGCTGCACGGTCATGCTCGAATCGGGCGCCATTTATCGCAACCTGCCGGCACACGCGATCTGCTTTGATCCACCGCCAACCGGCGCGTGGACTCCGCAGGACGCGCAGACGTGGGACTGCTACGGCTTGGAATTCACCGCGCTAGAATACGACTTCTTGCGCGGACTAGAGTGCAAAGTGCGCGCCAACGGAAAAGAACACATTGGCGAATACTTGTTCACGGTCGCACCAGTCGGCGACGGCTTTAGCGCTTACCCAGAGCAGGCCAAAGAATTCACATTCGTCAAACTGGACAGCGGCTGGATGACAGTGCAGCCGACCAACCATATCGTGTTCCGCGAGCGTAGCTTCACGGATAACAAGCTGGAGTTTCCAACCGGAATGAAGAGACAGCTAGAAGTGTGGACAGTTGAGTAATTTTAGAATATGCCAACAACCATAATCCTCTCCAATCTCGACCGCTATGCACGCGAGAACGCCACGATGCTCGTCGGGCCGCCCGCGGATTTCGTGCGCGAAGTGCTGGGCGACGAAGAATACTCGAACGCGCATATTCGCCTAGCGTCTGACCCGCGAGCACTGCCCGCCGACACTACCCATATCCTGTGCCTCGGCGAACTCGCACTTAAAACGTGGATGGGCTATGACGGCCTCGACGCGTGGCGCGGCTACGTGACGCTGACGACCCCGCGCGGCGTGCCGCGGGCTGTGCCCACCGTCGCAACCTACCTGCCCATTGACTGCGTAGATGTCAAGGACTACGAAGGCGGCGACGACGGCGACGACGATGACGCCGCGGGTAACAACAAAGACACCGCGCCAACAGCTAGAAGCAACTATAGGTTCTGGTTCACGAAAGACGTCGCGAAACTCTACTCCAAACCCGCGACGCTCAAGTTCCAGTCAGCGTGCATCGAGCCGACCATGTTGGAGTGGGAGAAATTGAACACGGTCGCCGGCTCCACTATCTACTTCGACATCGAAACACACCCCGAGACGAACACTTTGCAATGTTTCTCGCTCGCGGTCAACGACGGCCCGGTTTTGACGGTCGGCGTGTATGACTGGACGGGTCGACTCATATGCCCGACTGACACTCTGTCTACCCTCGCGCGCCTCTTTACGCGCAACCGGGTCGTGATTCACAATGCCTCGTTCGACCTGCCGTTCTTAGCTGTGAATTATCGCGTGCCATTCGGACGCGACATCGCGGACACTATGGCGATGCACCACCGCTGCTACCCCGAGGCTGAGAAATCGCTCGCGCACGCAATCAGTCTTTGGATTAACTCGCCTTATCACAAGGGCGACGCGGGCACATTTCATCCGCGAAACCGGGCGCAGTATGTCCAATTATTGACCTACAATATGAGGGACGTTTGCACGTTGCGGGCAGTCTATAAGGCGCAGATGGCACACGCGGGGCTAGACGAAGGCTTATCTACGTCCGTGGCCCTCGCGAACGACAGCATCTATCCCTATCTCGTCGCGGGGTTGTATGGCTTTAACATCGACCTCCAGAAGCGGATGGCTTTGATCAAAGACCTCGAAATCCGCGGCCGCGCTTATCAAAAGATACTCGACGCTTTGGTTGGTTCTCCCATGAACTCAGGCTCGCCGAAGCAGTGCATCGACTATTTCCACGGCGACATGGGCTATGAGGTCGTTAAGAAATCGAAGACATCTAATGGGCCATCTGTCGCGGGCGATGCGTTATACCTGCTCTTACTTGCGCACCCTGAGAACCCCGTCCCGCGGGTCATCCTCGCGATGCGTGACGTTGACAAACAATTAAGTCAGTTGCAATTTAAACCTTTGAATTTCATACACCAGTCATGACAGCTCAAGAGACGCTCGCAGCCCTCGCGGCTGTAACCATTACGGTCAAATCAGCGGCCGAGATTCCCGGCTCAAGCAAATGCCCGCGCTGCTGGCACTGGCATACCATCCAAGGCAACTATCACGATCTCTGCGACAAGTGTTGCAAGATATTGATAACTGACTTCCCCGATCACCCTTCTGTTCCTCACATCAAAAACGCTTACAAACAATGGACCCGCTAACTAAAGACCACTGCGAGATAGCCACGGACGAAGACCAGCGTTGGCACGACCAGCAAGAGTCCAAGATCGACGCCGACTACGACGAGGAAGATCGCCCCAAATACACAGCCCGACAGCGCTGGCTCGACGGCGTTGACAACGGTAACCGTGATCGTATATGACAAATCCTCCCCTCTACTCCGCCGAAATCGCCCGCAGCCTCATGCACGGGCTACCGTTCAACGGCATGCCCATGTTGCCGGCGTTGGTTAGTGAGAAACTAAATGGCCTTCGCTGTGTCTACATGCCCGGCAAGGGCTTTTATTCGAAGACAGGCAAGCGCTGGCGCGACGGGGTCTTGGACCACATCGTAGTCAACAGCGACATTCCTGTCGACGGCGAACTCTACTGTCGCGATATGCATCTGCAAGAGATCGTCGAAAACGTGGGTGTGAATAACTTGATCGCGGGCCCGCGAGCGAAGGACATTAAACTGTGGGCTTTTGACGTCATCGACAGAAAGGTGAGTGCATATGACCGCCGAGAGTGCTTACGTAAAATTGTTAGCAGAAGTGAATATACAGTAGTTGCTCACACACATCATCTAATAGAAACACAAAAGCACTTCAACGAGTTAGTAATTGATGCGCGCGCAGCGGGCTATGAGGGTCTAATGGTCAAGCATGTCGGCGCGCTTTACACTCGCGGTTGTAAAGGCCAGCTTCTCAAGATCAAATTCTTCCACCACGACGAAGCGCCCGTCGTGCGGTTCGTGGAGGGCGAAGGGAAAGCCGAGGGTTGCGTGGGCGCGTTCGTGTTCAACTCGCCGCGCGGCGCGGAGTTCGAGATCGGGACGATGCAGTTATCCTATGAGACCCGGCGGCGGCTGTGGGCCGAACGCGACCGTCCTTACATCGCGAGGTATAAATACGTGGCACTATCAACTGACCTTGTCCCACAGAACGCGAGCGTCGAGGCTGTGTGGGAGGATGAGTGGTGAGATACCCAACCCAATACAAAATCACTGGCACCCGTATATGATTAAACTAAGAACAGGCGGTCGCGATTGCATAACTAAACACGGCTATGCAACACGTGAAAATCGACATCCATTATACAATCGCTGGCGTGGTATGATAGAACGCTGTTATACTCCGGGTTCAAGTTCATACCACAACTACGGAGCAAAGGATGTAGAAGTTTGTTCCGAGTGGTTTGACTTCACGAAATTCCTAGCTTGGTGGTTAAGCCAAACCTCTACAATATCTCGTGAAGTCGAACTTCATAGAAAAGATCCAAATGGGCACTACTGCCCTGAGAATTGTGAAGTGGTAGCACTGTCAGAGCATCGCACATTAACGCGTGCAAAGCGTGTAAAATGTGTTAATACTGGCGTAGAATATGCTGATTGTCAATATGCTGCAATAGCACACGGACTCGGTCGCAGTAGTGTTAGTCGTGCTATTAGATTGCGTGATGGTAAAATAAGAGACTTACAATTTGTCCTATGCGACTAAGCACTCAATATGTAATAACAGGCACACGTTCATTTCGTCTTGCCAGTAGAATGTGGTTTGGTGAATGGGGCGGGCAATTACAAAACCCCGGCAAGTCAATCATCGAAATCTACTGTGCTCCAAATGGTCGGGTTATTGTGCAAGCAGACCAAGCAGGTGCAGAGGCTCTGATCGTCGCATACGAGTGCAAACCCGGCAACTACCGCGCGCTGTTCATCAATGGCATCAAGCCGCACACGTTCCTCGCCATGCACATCTTTGCGGACGCCCGCGCGGATTGGTTCGCGGGGATAGAGCCAGCCACGTTCTGGCTCAGCAAGTCACCAGAAGAGCTCCGTTTACAAGCTAACTGGAAAACGCTCGATAAGCGCATCAAAGACAGCGATAAGGAATACGCCATCGGTAAGCGCACCGCGCACGGCAAGTCCTATCGCATGGGCTGGCGGACCTACCAACTGGCAAACCTCAAACAAAGCGACGGCACATTAGTCCTCAATCGCCGAGAGTGCATTGACTTCCTCTCGAAGTTCGACGTCCTATTCCCAGAGGTCATCGAGGGGCAGACTGAGACCGAATACAAGGTCCGCTCAGCCCGCGAACTGCGCAACAAGTTCGGTCACCCGCGGCGCTTCGAAAAGATCCTCACAGACAGCTATATCCGCGAAGCGATAAGCTGGGTGCCTCAGTCTACAGTAGGCTGTCTAACGCACCAAGCTTTCATTAACGTGCAGCGTCTCATCGAGCGCGACAACCGATCTCAATGGGACTTAGTTTCCAACAAGCACGACAGCCTCGCGGTCGAATGTCCAGTTTCTGATGCTACCGACGTGGCCCAGATCTTGCTTTCAGAACTCCGCGTCCCGTTCGTCGGCCGCGACGGCGTCGAGTATCGCATGGGCGCCGAAGCCGCCGTCGGCCGCAACTGGGGTAAGAAGACTAAATACAATCCTGACGGGATGCTGGAGCTTAAACTCTAATGAACCTCATAAACCTTTCCAACCATGCCGCACAGGAAACTGTGCAGTATAAGGCCGCGTTCGGCATGACGCCGACCGTGCTAATTGTCCCACCATTCCTCTTAATCGAGCTCTTCGAGCACCCCACTTTTGTGGGTTTCATCGAAGGTCTGCGCGTCATTGAATCCGCCCATGTCACTAAGCCTATCGTCGCCCATGTCGACCCAATCACCGTGGCAAAATTGGCGCGTATTGACGCGTAACTTGTCGAGTCCAGAGGTATTTATTGAGGCGGGCTTTTATTCGCTGGTCGCGGCGGCACTCCAGCGCCGCGTCTGGCACGGCTCGCGGCTCGACGAAGCACCTCTGTTTCCGAACCTATACATGCTCTTGTCAGGCGACCCGGGGCTCGGCAAAGGGCTTGTCACAGACACGCTACTCGACATCTTATCGCAAGACGAGTATGTGCCGAAGAAACCTGACGGGAGCATCGACGTCGAACTACAGTCCAATCTCTTAGCCCGCAAGATGAAGGACGGCACGCCGACGTTGACGATCCCGATTGCGCCGCAGAACATCACGTTCGAGAAGTTGACGCTCAATATGTCCAAAGCCTCGCGCACCGTGCGCGTCAAGCCACCATACCCGGCGGGCATCAAGAACGGGGTATACATGCACGCTTCACTCTTGTTCCTTCTCGACGAGCTCGAATCATTCTTGCACAAAGATGCCGACCAAACCGCGAAGTTCCTCGAAACCGTCTACAACGCGAAGAACTACGACCGCGAAACGAAGCATCACGGCGACGATCGCATACGAAACTGCTGTCTAAATATGGTCGCTGGCGTTCAGCCAGTGCGATTCAGAAAACTTATCGCGCGGGGCGTGCTTGGCTCGGGCATCATTTCTCGGACGATGGTCGTGCACGCCGATGCCGAGCGCCAGCGTATGCCGCGCAAAGAAGCATACTCACCTGAACAGCTAGCCGCGAGACAGGCGTTGATAGCGTATGTAAAGCGCCTCAGCGAAGTGTTTGGCATGTGCGTCGAAACCGACGACGCGCGGGCTTGGTTCAATGACTTCTGGAATAACGAGCAGGCGAACCGTGTAAACCGCTCGCCGGTCTTGAAGGAGTATTATGCACGTAAGAACCAGCACATGCACAAGATAGCGATGCTCGCCGCGTTTGCCCGCGAGGTCGAAATCAACGCGGATGGTAACTACACTTTAACTGTGTCTGATTACGAAACCGCGCTCCGTGTGCTCGGCGGCTGGGAAAAGGACATGCACAAGGCGTTCGAAGATGCCGGCGACAACAAGATCGGCAACAAGGCATCGAGCGTCGAAGCCGTCCTAAAAACGGCCAATCGCGGGCTGACGTTCGACGAGCTCTTCATCTACATGATGAAAGACTTGCGACGCGAGGAACTAACAGAACTTCTAAATGACATGGTTCAGCTAAAGCGGCTGGGCCAAACAACGACGGGAAAACATGTAGTGTATAACAGGATAACAACATGAGTGTAACTATTCCAACAGGAACGGAACTACGGGCTAAAGCTCTCGATCGAGTCAAAGGCTACGTATGCAAAGACCGGCAGGCCACGCATGGCGACGCGGAAGATAACTTCAACACAATCGCGCGGCTGTGGTCGGCATACAAAGGCGTGGAGTTCAACGCTCTCGACGTCGCGGCGATGATGGCGCTGTTGAAGGTGTCGCGCATGAAGACTTCGCCCGAGCACCTTGATAACTGGGACGACCTCGCGGGCTACGCGATTTGCGGCGCGGGGTTAGTGGAGGCGCGGAAACTAACTACGCCTGTCCTATGAAACCCTCCCCCGCAGAACAGCGCTACGAACTCGTCACAGAGTTCCACGACGCCTTCAAAGTGCAAGCCCCGCGACAGTGGGCGGACGCGTCGAACGCGACCGCACTCGCGCGGCGCACGCTTCACGACGAAGAGTTCAAAGAATACATGGCCGCGGACGACGACATCGACATGCTCGATGCGCTCGTCGATATTGAATATATCGCGTGTGGGACACAGCACCTGCTCGCGTTGAAGCGCCCCGTTTTTGATCACACTCACACACTGTATTTCTGCCAGCAGCGCGTCATGGACGAGCTCAACAAGTCGCAGCTGTGTCAGAGCGGGCTGACCACGGCGCTCGGCATTCTACGCGCCGGGCTCGCTCTCATTGCCGACAACAACGACTACGATCTGCACGGCGCGTTTCTGCATATCCACGAAACGAACATGAATAAACTGTGGAAGAAAGGACAGATCGATAGCATTCCGCCGAGCGCTGTTGTTGAGCCGACGGCCGACGGGTTCTATGTGGTCAAACGCGCGGACGGCAAAATCTTGAAGCCGCCCGGCTGGCTGCCTCCGAAGTTGACTCGATATGTATAAACAAATAACCCCGGCCATCGCGGCCGGGGTTTTTCTTTTATCCAGTTCTCTTTTATTTCAACTCGTAAGTTCCGCCTTCTTCCCAATTCAGCTTGAGCACCTTTGCTCGCTTGACGTCGTTGGGTTCTTTACTCGCGAGCAGCAACTTCTTTTCCTTGATGAGCTTCTTAACTGCCTCAGCCGCTTTCTTCTTCTCGTTATAGACCGAGTCAAGGCCGACAGCCATCATCGTATTATCCCGGCGATACTCATTCCAGAGCTCGGGGTTTGTCTTCTTGAGCCAGACCTCGAACGCGGCGTCTTCGCTCGGACCCTTCACGCTGACCTCGTCGGGCGTATTCAGCGTTGCCGTCTCAACCATCTTCTGCGCAATCTCGCGGACCTCATCTACGGTCTTAGCCTTGTTAAACTGCGTCGTGAGGTTGAGCTGATTCGCTGGCAGATTGAGTATCGTCGCCCTGTGCATGTTATCATACCGCGCGCGGGCTTGTTCGATCGGGTCTTTCACTTCGCCACCGGCGACCTTGCTAGCATCGCGCCAGTTTGAGATCGACTTATCAAACACGGCGTCAGCCGCCGTCTTGAAGTCCTCAAACTTGAACTCGCGGTTAAGCTCGCTCATCGACATGATTTCACGAATGGTATTTGGAATCGCCTCAACGCCGAGGTTGCGAGGCAGTTGCTGATTACCTGAGAATACGTTTGCGATCGTCGTGACGATCGGCAGTAACTGCAAGTCAGTTGCTTTCTGAAAAGCATACTTGAGCTTGAGCGGATAGCCCGCGGCCTGCCATTCTTTGAATGACGGATTGCGGTCGTCGCGGCCAAACATGCTTTGCAACATGAGGTTCGCGAGCGCACTTGCCCCGGCGGCGCCGACCAGCCGTGTCGCGAGCGGCTTAACCCGCTCGAACGCAGTCAGGTCTTTGTCCATGAGCGGCTTGAATGCGCGGTCAATTTGCTGATTAGTGAATGCGAACGCCCAGCGCAGAATCGGCGCGAACTGCGCACCAGCACCGCTTGACTTCAACATGTGTGTCGGTTGATCCTTAGCACCCATACTGCCTTGCGAACCCTCGACAACCCACCGCGCGACGAAGTCTTCAACTTCCTCTGGCGTCTTAGCACGCCATTCAGGAATACCTACCTTCTTAAAGAACGCATCGTCATTCTTAGCCATCGCTTCTTTAGCCCGCGCAATGCCCGCGGCCGAGCTCACGGCTTGCATGAACTTGTTGAGCGCATCGACGCCCATTCCGCGATTTGCCATCCGCGCGGCGTCGCGAAGACCTTCAAGAATTTGCCAGCTACTAAATGCTTCGCCAATCCGCTGTGCATCGCCACTCAGATTGCCTGTGTCGCGGATCAAGCCCCGCGCCTTGAGGTCGCGATACTTCGTTACGCCCTCAAGTAGTCCCTTGAGCGCATTCTTTGCGCCGGCGTCGTCAATCAGCGGGCTCGCCATCATAATGACGTCGCGGATCGTCGCCCCGGTTTGCACCGCGAGCGGATTAGCCACGCCAGACAGTCGCGCCACCAACGGCTGACGCCCCGGATTGATCTGCAACGCAAAACTATTGAGCGCCGCACGGAACAGAGCGTCTGTCGTATCACCAACTTGCCCTGCTTCATCAGGTCGTTGCGTCAACCGCCCCAAATCATCTAGCGACTCGCGCTGCCCGCGGCTCATTGGCCCGAGCAATTTGTCTTGGTCGATATATTTGTGCCGCGCCATCTCGAACGCATACTTCGTGGCATAGCGATTGATCGCGTCCTGCGTGTTGCCAGCCCAGCCCGGCGGCAGCGGAATCGTCATCGGGCGATGCAGCGCATCAAACTCGAGGTCGGCATCCGCGGTCTTATTCTCGATGTCGAAGCGCTTAATTTCGGTGTCCATCTGTTTGTCAGACAGCCCGTTCTGCCGCGCCCAGTCGCGGAGCTCGTCGAGCTTAATATCACGTTTAACGCGACCAGTCGCTTTATCAATGCTCGTGTCTTGAAGTTCTTTCACTACCTTCATGCTCAGAGCCTCAGGCACCC